ATGTTAATATCAAACTCCATCTGCATAAGTTCTTTTTTGATTGCGGCCTCTTCTTGCATCTGTTGAGATTTAATTTGACCTTTAGTTTGCTCTAACTCCATATTCAATTGATGTGCTGCTTGTGCTTTTTGCGTTTCAGCTTCAGCAGCAGCTTTAGAAGCCTCTGCTTGAGATTTTCCTTGAGCCTCAGTCATTTCCACTTCTTGCTGATGTTTTTGTTCTGCTTTTTTCTTTCTAGTAATTTTGAGCATTTGATTAGCTAGCTTTACATTTCTTATGTTACGTAAATCTATAGCGTCTTCTAAATCTATACCACCTTGCGTTATCGATGCTTGTATGTTGTTTTCTAGTAATTGTTTTTCTTCTTCGTCAGGAGCTAATTCTAAAAATATACCAAAATCATACAAATGTAGTTCTGACATTTCTTTTAATGTTGAAACATTATGCATGCCTATAGCTTGAATAAAAGCGTCTCTAGTAGGTGAGTATTCTAATATATCAGATATTCTAAGAGATAACGCTTCGCATGTTTCAGCTGTTAAAAACAAACCAGACTGTAGTATATGTCTAGTTGCAGTGTTTGAATTAGCTGCTGCCATTTTCTGTATACCAACTAAAGATTTAGCATCTGGCTTATCACTAACAGCTTCGTTAAGTCCAGTCACATCTCTTATCATTTGTAGATAATAGTTGTAATTATTAGTTAGTGCTGTTATTTTATTACCAGCCCCAGCGCCATTAGATATTTCTGTAATAGGTGTTCTTCCTGTGTTTGGATCGCCATCTTGAGTAAAAGATCTTCCAATAACACTACCTGTTTGAAAAAACATGTTTAATGCTTCTTGTGGATTGTAGTTTGTTCCATTTCCTAGGTCAATTTCAGCTAAACCATCGGCATCTAAATAAACACCATCTGGAACCATACGTGATAATACTTGTTGTATTTTTAAATGAGTTAACTGTATCATATCAGCAAAACCAGTTATTTTGCTAACTAAAGAATCAATCCTTCCTTCATACATTCTAGGTGCTACAATAGAATAATTCATTTTAACTTTAGTGTAATCGCTTTTAGTGCGCATCATGTTTCTAGCCATCTCCCATTTTAAAAGCCTATCTGTTCCTAAAATAATAGCTCCATCATAAAGACACTCTACGGCTCTTTGAAGTTTTGAATAGTTAAAGTTTGCATTTTCAGGTGGATTAAAACTATCATCTTTTTTAATAATTTTCATAGAACCACTACCTGTTTCTTTCATTTTCCAAACCTCATTCATATAAGTTTTGTAATTAAAGTATAGTACTTCTATTTTATTATTATCATTATCGTAACTACCTCTTTGATTACTACTGTTTCTAGAATTTTTTTGTTTAATATCTTCTAAATCCTCATGTTCTAAAAATGGAAACTCTTTTACTAGTTCGTTAATTGGAATAGTTTTAACTTCTCCAACATAATATATATCTTCAAAGTAAGGGGAATCGGTGTGAGAGTATACTAAATCAGCAGGATCAACATATTCTACCTTTGCGCCTTCTGAGGTATTAAAAGTTGTTTTAGTACAGCCTATACCTATAACGGCTAAATCATAGAAAAACCTTTTTTTAACTAACTCATACCTGCTACCCTCTAGCAAAGTATTTATAGCTTGCTCTTCAGCAATTTCAACCGCCTGTTTGTAGTTAAGTTGCATGTGTAATGCTAATTCATCTTCTGAATCTGGAAGTTTTTCTGGTGGTGTTTTTGATAGATTTACGTTTAAAGTTTGTTTAGTAGCCGCATCAAACTCTTTTAATCTCATATCTTTCAATATATCTTCCATGTACTCTGTGCGCTTACTAACACCAGCTGGATCTTGAGAATAAGCTTTTATATCATATAATCTCTCCGCCATTCCGTTTACTACTATATCTACAAATTTAGATATAATTGGAACTGGCTTCCAATCTAAATTTAAATAGGACAAATCACCGTTTATAGATAACTCATCCTTATATTTCTGTATAGATTGCTCGCCTCTAGCGTACAATCTTAAATTATGAAAGTTGTTTCTACCCTGACTATATCTACCCTTGTCATTATAGAACCACTCTTGCTCTATTGCTTGAGCAACCTTTAAACCATACTCGTAACTTATTTTTTCCGAATCACTAACAACTTGGCTTGGAAAATAACTTTTTGCTCTACCTCTCATATTAATTTTTAATTATTTTAGATGTACCACCTTGATTTGAATATTTAGAAATATGCACGTTTAATGGCGGTTTTTCTATTTTAGCGTTTGGCGCATATAAATGCCTATTGTTAGCCATTATAGCTAACCCAGAACTTATAGACGCGTCAAACTTTGTTCTTTTGTTTATATCAAATCTACTCCAATCGTTTAATAACACGTTAAAATGCAAATCACCAAACGTTCCATCTTGCTTCATGCCAACGTGATCTTGTATGTACATTTCAATTGCCGCAGCATGAGCTTGTTTTATATCTTCGCTTGAGTTTGGTATTCCACCAACTTCTTTTTCTGCTACAGATAACTTGTTCCACGTTTTATCAGGTCTATTCATGCTAAACCCTCTATACCCTCTACGTCTCAGATAATACAAGAGACGGGGTTTATTGTTTTCTGCGAGTATAGGCATCCCGTAAAATACTAAAGCCATTAGAACGTCCTCAAAGAATATCTCTGCCGTAGGTGGTCTTGATAAGTATTCTAAAAAAAAGCTATTTGCCGGAGCGTCCTCCATACTGAACCTTGTTAATCCATGCAAAGCTCCTTTAGATCCTTCTCCATCTACGGTTCCTGAGATGTCATATGAGTCACAGCCAAAGGCTCCCATATGTTCATTACCAGGATATTTTATACCATTTTTAAGTACCACTCTATTTTGTATTCCAGAAGGAGGAACCCAGCTAACTTTAAATCTACCTTTTGGATCTGGATAAAATATAACCCGCGTGTCTTTTACTCCATTAACCCATTGGAAATTACCTTGAGTAATACCAAGAGTTCTAGACATCTCCTCGTTGTAATCTATCTGCTCGTATATCTTAACTAGGTTAAATATACTTCCTTTAGTTTCATCTCTAAACGCATGTTCTGTGGTTCTAGGAAATTGGCGATAAAACTCATTTAAAGCATCTGAATCTCCTTTCAAGCCATCTACTTCATTTTGCCAGTTATCTATTACGCCTACGTCTATTAATTCACCATCTGGGGCGATGACATCGAGGTCAGGAGTAGTGAAAACTGGAACTCCGTACTCGTCAATAAACCCTTCATAGTTCCATTCCATTGGGATAAACAAAGAGTATAAACCAGATTTTGTTTGGCCATTTCTATTTCGTTTAGTGACATCTGATGCATTATATAATTTTTTAAAGTTATCGCCTCCTTTGTCTAAAGCATTTGATGTTGATCCCATCATGCACTTACCAACTATTCTACTACCTAATCTTAAACATGTTTTTGTAACTCTCCAGTTGTTTAATATATTTTCAGGTCTCTCCCACTTACCGGCCTCGTCATGTACTAGTAATGCTAATTTTTCACCATCATAACTATTGTCCCCAGTATTTTTCCAATCAATAGTAGTGTCTAATCCTTCTAATTCTTCTAACTTTTCGTTAACTGTTATTTTCTTTCTTGTAAATCTTGTGGACGGCACCCTGTACGCAAGCTCTGTTTTTGGGCGATCCATACCATCTTGTATTGGTTTAAAAAAGAATGGATAGTTTATGCTTATTGGGACTACTTTATCAGTAAACATCTTCTTAGCATCCGAACCTGTTTTAGATAAGATACCATACCTACTATCACTTGCAAGAGTAGCTAAATTAACTGTTTCTGATGATGACATAAAAGAGAATCCAGATCTTCTATTTTTTAAATAACACATTCCATAACATCTTTTGTCTACTTTACAGGCTTCCCAAAATATATAAAATAATCTATTTGCTTCTCTAAAATCTGGAGCGCCTACATCTATCTTGCTCCATTGCAAGTACATGTAATGTGTACCTGTTATATATACTGACTTATTGTTGCTTGTAAACCAAAAACCATTATCTCTTCTATCAAACTCTTCGTCAATATAATCAAACCATTGTTCTTTTTGTTCTTCTGGATAAACCCTCCAATCAAAAATACTTTTTATACTGCTTAATTCTTTAGGGTATTCTGCTTTAACCCATTTATTTTTTTCGTGTTTAAATACTTTTTTAGGGCACTTAGGTAGTGCTATCTGGAGATTTTGGATTTCATAGATTTCACCAATTTGACCAGTTTTTGATAGTATGATAATATCATGTTCTTTATCGTAT